TTTACTAACATTTACAAGTACAGCATCAGTTACAACTATGCAAGGTATGTTTTTTAATTGTACTAACTTTAATAAAGCATTGTCTTTTAACACAGTATCAGTTACTAATATGTCTTTTATGTTTCTATTAGCTGCTGCATTCAATCAAAACATAGGTTCTTGGAACACAGCGGCAGTTACTGATATGTCTTTTATGTTTTTTGGAGCTACTGCATTCGATCAAGACATAGGTTCTTGGAACGTAGCTAATGTTACAAATTTTACAAGCTTTATGGCAATTAAAACAAACTTAACATTCTCTCCCGCTAATTTAGATTCAATCTATAACGGATGGAGTGCAAGTGGAGTTAGGCCAAATATAAATATATCTTTTGGAGGTGCAAGATTTACAAATGCGGGTGGATTAGCAGGAAAAACATTATTATTAGCAGCACCAAACAATTGGACAATAGTAGACGGAGGAGGAGTATGAAACACTATATAGTTTACAACAATGACAAAGTAATATTCCATTATGGAATATTATTAGAAGACCAATTCTTGGAAACAGGACTTGAAGAAACATTTATAACTGAAGATAAGCAGGAGTTTATTGATAAGTTAAAGAATGATTTTAATATTGATTATACGGAAGAAGAAATTCCTGCTATACCTACGGAAGAATTAGTATGAGAACACAACTATCTTTATTAATAATGTCTGTCCAATCAGAACTATTGACACTTATATCTATATGCCTTGCATTTTTTATACCAATATCTGGTATACTGCTAATGATTGGAGTACTTATTATCTTTGATACTGTTGCTGGAATATGGAAGGCCTAGAAGATTATCTGCTATTATAAGTAAGTTAGCATTATACGAATTAACGGTAATAATGTTTTTTCTTATTGATAGATTTATTCTCAATGATATAATCCTTACTTTTTTCAGTGTACCATTTATGTTGACAAAGGTGGTTGCACTAGTGTTATCCAGCATCGAGGTGATGTCGATCAATGAGTCATGGAAGCAAGTCCACCATTTGGACCTATGGCAAAGTGCTAAGTTACTATTTGCCAGAGCGAAGGAAATAAAGGATGATATAAATAAACTGAAATGATATACACTAGAGAGCAAATAGAGAAAGCTGTAAAGGCTAAAGGATATGTATACTTTTCAGGTGCTAAAGACTATGATGTAAATATTGTAGGAGTAAGAAACTCAGAACCAGGTCAAAAGGTAACTAATATCTTTGATGATAAGATGACCCTATCTTATAGAGTAGATGGTAAATGGTTTTATCATGAATGGGACAACACAACTGAGCCAGGCAAGAAGGGAGTAATGCAATTCCATAATTCTAAAGGAGTTGCAAGATTAGTTCCAGGACAATACAGAGGAGCTTATGCTGTATCTAAGCACCAAGGAAAGTATGAAGCATTATGTCAAAGATTATCAGATGTGACTGTATGGAGAGATGGTAATAAAGACATGATATTTGATGAGGTTAAAACTGATACTGGAATGTTTGGAATTAACATACACAAGGCAGGGACTGTTTCAAGCTTTGTAGAAAACTGGTCAGAAGGATGTTTGGTATTTAAAAAAACTAAGGACTTTAATGAGTTTATGGCTATAATTAATAAAGCAAAAGCAATACATGGCAATCATTTTACATTAACATTGATTGAATCAAATGACATTTAAAAAAAATATGTAAATTTGTAATAATGAAAAAGCAATTAGAATCTAGTAAAAGAATAGTGCGATTTGTTAGTCGTCCAGGTGTTCATGCTAAGAGCAAGACATCAAAGTTAAAGACATCAAGGAATTATAAAAAAAAATATAAAGGACAAGGGAAATGAAAATAAATAGCTATAACAATTCAACGCCAACAACAAGTACTACATTAATTGGATCAGACAGTACGGGAGAGACATTTAATTTTACTGTTCAATCAGTCTTTGACTTAATATACAGTGGTGTATTAAATGTTAACGCTTCTGTTGTTGCAACAAATTCACTAACATCTGCCACAATTACTAGCACAAATACATACTTTACTGGCACAGTTGCTGGAGCTAGTTTTGCAATAACTTTTCCAGCTGCAAATTCCAACTTAAATGGTATAAAGTACACAGTAATGTCCACATTTGCAAGACCTACTACAACATGGATATCTACTGGTGCTACCTTTGTTGGTGCACCTGCTGCATTAGTAGCAGATACCCCAGTATGTTTTCAGTACAATCACTCTGACCTTAAGTGGTATAGATCATTATAATTAGTATATTTGCATAATAAATTTAATAAAATGAAAAAAATAAAAAAAGAGGAGCTCTCTAAGTTAGTTGAGCTTAACACAAACTTTCGGGAATTAAAGTTCCAATTGGCAGACATTGAGGTTACCTTCAATAGACTAAAAAGCCAAAAAATCGCTACACTTTCAAATCTTGAAACAGCAGCCTTTGATCTATCGTCTTATCAGGATGAGATAATTAAGGAGTATGGAGACATTAAAGTAAATCTACAGACAGGTGAATATAATTAGAAAAGTGTCTATTGGCCCTGACTACATGAAGTGCATGCACTATATGTTAGGGCAAGAAGTTCTTGATAGAACTTGGGTAATAGATTCCATACTAAAGGATGACTCTGGATCAATATCTATATGGATAATTAAATCTGGAGAAATAATTAAGTGGAAAACTTTTTCTAGTAACGTTCCAACATCAATAGAGTTTAAAATAGATTTTTAATGAAGTCACCATACTGTTTTATCATCAAGCCAGTTGATGGAAAGCGGTACGATAATATAAGAACTTACGGAGGTAAGCCATTTGTCATAAGCTCATCACAGGAGGACCACAAATCTACAAATAGGTTTGCTGAGGTAATATGCACACCAATGTACTACACTGGACCAATAATGCCAGGAGACATAGTCGTTGTTCATCACAACACATTTAAGTTTTACTACGACATGAAGGGTAGACAAAAGAGTAGCTGGAACTACTTGTTTGACGACTTATTTATTGTTCAGGACGATCAACTGTACCTTTACAAGTCAGGTGAATCTGATTGGATGGCACCGTCACCATTTTGTTTTGTGAAGCCAATCCCATCAGAGGATAAGGTGTTCTCGTCTTTGGGTAGTCTTGAGGAATTATGGGGTGAACTAATCTTTACCAATAATGAATTAGAGGGCGTATCTGTTGGAGATGTAGTTTCATTTACTCCAGACAGCGAGTATGAGTTTAAGATAAACGGTGATTTAGTTTACAGAATGTACAACAGGAACATATGTCTAAAAAAATAGAGATACTTGAGGCTGGTAAGAAGGCTATTGACGAGCTTATTAAGGTTCTGATGGAGCCAATTATTACTCATGCTGAGGACGACCTTACAGCTGATAAATTGAAAAATGCAGCATCTGCTAAAAAGTTAGCCTTTGATGATGCACTATCTATGCTACATAAGATTGAGGAGGAGGAGAACAAAGATAAAAATGTAGACATCGTTAAGATTGATCATGGAAGGCAAGGATTTGCCGAAGGAAGAGCTAAGAATGGAAAATAACTTATACAGGGTTGTTTTAGATCAAGTTCCTAAAAGTGTTGTAACTACAAGGAATAAAAAGAAAGCATGGTCTTACGGATACAGCAGTGACTATGACTTTGTTGTAATATCTAAGGACGGTACTATAGGTGAGATATACGAAATAGGAGGCCTAAAGGTTGCACTTCCAAGCACCCCAACCAAGGTAGACAACTTTAATAATGTTTGGACTCCAAAAGAATACCCTGAAGAACTACAAAAAATAAAAACTATTTTTGATTGGAATAGGAGGGACAATATTTTTAAGTCACGGTATATAGACTTAGTCGAGGGTGAGTTTGACAAGAGGGAGTATGGGTATTGGTTTATGAATAATAACACCCCTACCTACGTGACTGGTAGTCATTACATGTACTTACAGTGGACAAAGATAGACGTAGGACTTCCTGATTTTCGTGAGTCAAACAGGATATTTTATATTTTCTGGGAGGCTTGTAAGGCTGACGCTAGATCTTTTGGTATGTGCTACCTAAAGAACAGACGTTCTGGATTTTCTTTTATGAGCTCGTCTGAGTCTTGTAGCACTGGTACTATAGTGCGTGACTCTAGAATTGGTATACTATCTAAGACAGGTTCTGATGCAAAAAAAATGTTTACTGATAAGGTTGTTCCGATAATACGTAACTACCCATTTTTCTTTAAGCCTATTCAAGACGGTATGGACAATCCAAAGACTGAGCTTGCGTTTAGGGTTCCAGCTTCAAAGATTACAAGAAGGAACATGGACGATGAAAAGACTGAAGAGATTGATGGTCTTGATACTACGATTGACTGGAAGAATACTGCTGACAATAGTTATGACGGTGAAAAATTACTATTGCTAGTTCATGACGAATCTGGAAAGTGGGAGAAGCCTGAAAACATTCTAAACAATTGGCGTGTAACAAAGACCTGTCTTAGATTGGGATCAAAGATTGTAGGTAAGTGTATGATGGGATCAACGTCAAATGCATTGTCTAAGGGTGGTGATAACTTTAAGAAACTATTTAACGATAGCAACCCTGCATCACGATCTGCCAATGGTCAGACCAAGCAGGGATTGTATTCTTTATTTATACCAATGGAATGGAATATTGAGGGGTACATTGATAGGTACGGATGGCCAGTTTTTGAAGACCCAAAAACACCAGTTATTGGAATGGACGGAGAAAAAATAACCAACGGTGTTATTACTTGGTGGACAAACGAGGTTACTGCATTGAAGTCTGATGCTGACGCACTAAATGAATTTTATCGGCAGTTTCCAAGGACGGAGTCTCATGCATTTAGGGATGAGTCAAAGCAGTCATTATTTAACTTGACAAAGATATACCAACAGATTGACTATAACGACTCATTAATAAAGGATAGAGTCTTAACTAGGGGTTATTTCCACTGGAAGGACGGTAAGCCAGACACGACTGTTGTATGGACCCCAGATCAGAAGGGTAGATTTCTTGTGTCATGGATACCAGAGCAAAACAAAA